GACTATATCACCTACCTTTATATCGCATTTAATCATGATCTAGTTTCTTATTAAATTCCTCTATCTTGCTCCTATCTGTCTCATTCACCATCTCAGCCTCTTCCTTGAATATGTCATACCCTTCCCGGATATTGTCTCCAACCATATTCTCTATCATCTCCCTTAGCTCATCGCTTCTTACGGCGAAAGATATTTGGAACGATTTACTTGTGCCTTTCATCAGGTAATCAATCTCCTTCTTACATTCTGTCATTAACCGATCCAGATTATCGAACTTAACGAACTTGGAGTTGCCGTTGGCTTTCCTTACCCCATCCTTGAAATCCTCCAATATCCCGTTAAATACATCCGCCATACACATCATGGAATGTAGCCATACCAGCATATTGAATTTATATTCATTATCAGCGTTATTCATCAAACTCACCAAAGACTCGCTTTTTGTCAACATGATCTTCGATTCCCGGTCTACGATATCCTTTATCTCCTGCCGGTATTTCATGGCGCCAACGAAATCCATCTTAGAATAACATTCATTTGATTTCTCTACCAATTTCCTGATATCCTTTCTAGACATCAGAAGATCCAATACCTGTTTTTCTCTTTCGTTTCTATCCATAACCAATTATTTATTGACACAAATATAATTAAAGCCTAGATGTTTACCTAGGCTTTTTAATAAAGTTATTCTTTTTTATTCTTTCTTTTTGAATCATCCCAATCCGATGAGTACCTGCATGTCCCTTGTTTATGGATTGAGAAATCGCACCAAAAACACAAGGGCTTGGGGCGGGGTTCAAGGCAGGCCGGCTGGCGTCCCATGAGGTAGCGTGTCTCATACTTATACCCTTGTTTGGCGTCGTCCCAAACGTGAGCTTGATAGCTATCTACTTTATTTGTCTCGAAATCATACATGTCAAGGAGAATATCGTTAAGTTCCTTGACCGATCTCTCTACTTTCTCCTTATCTACCTTCACGTTCTGATTGTCCAGCATGCGGGTAAAGAAATAGCTGCACATATCCGGCAATACCTTATATTTTCTGAGTATGTAAAAGGCGTATATCGGATGCTGGAGATTGTGAAGCAGCTTATCTTCATCGAATAACTTTCTCCCGGACTTCCAGTCTATCGTATACATAGCTATCCTGTCTTTTGTCTTATACTCTCCACGCCAGTCCACCGATCCTATGATATGTACCTTATCGTACGTCACGCCATCCAAGGTAAGGGGCTTGGGCAGCTTATAGGGCAGGACGAAGCCCTCCTCCACGCCGGCCGGTCTCGACCCCCGGATCACCTTCTCCATTGGCGTAAGATCGGACCATGCCTTCTTATAATTGCCAGCAGCATCCTTCTCAAACAACCCCACAATCCATCTTATTAGTCTAGCCGCATGTTGCATAGACTCGATCTGGGATTTTACGCTATCAAAAGGAATCTTCTCTATATCCGCATAGTAATTGAAAGCCTTACTCATATCCTCATAAGAAGGTCTACATCCGTTCTTGAAGAAATACTCCATTGTCTGGTGGATAACCGTACCATATGACGTAGCCTCGTGCTTCTCCGTGGATCTATTCCCTTCCACGTAAGTCTTATACCATTTATATGGGCACTGGACGAACGTGTCTATCTGCGAGTAAGAGGCGGCGAGAACCTTCTCTCCGTTTATAACCTTACATAACAAATTATTCTCCGGTATTACCATAAAGCTTATCTATTTTTATGTCATGTCCGTATAAATCCATTAACAGGTTTTGTAGATGGTGAAGATCCTTAATCTGAATAGGATCGCTTAGGTCGTCTCCCAGATCCCCAAGGCTAAGATAATACCCATCATCAAAAATCTCTATAGATATTCCGTAGCCTCGATATACATCCCGCCCCTTATCACGCTTGAAATAGATAGTATCAAGTATATTATCATCTATCTCAATAGGCATGACATCATCTTCCCCGGAATACCATTTCATTATCCCATCATCAACCTCACGTTCAAGGATTAATGACCCATTTTCATTACGCATACCGGTAACGCACCCTACTCTCCATATATCGCCAGCCTTGTCCTTTACAAGATTACCTGGTCTTAATTCCTTAACCGAAATCATATTCTTCCTCCTCATGATCGTCATCGCAATCATCGACAAGAGGGGTCTCTAACCCCTCTTCCCAATCATCATATCCGAAGTCCATTACTTACTCTCAAGCCAATCGTACAACATATCCACAAAAATCCCTACAGTTAGTTCATCGACAGATTTATCGCCAAAGACATCATCCGGTATCCTTATATCCATCTTTTCTTCAATCCCTATCAATACCTCTAATAAATCAAATGGATCCATAGCTAGATCAGATGACAAATTACTGTCTTCTCTTACATCGTCAATTACCTCTATATTATTAATGTAATTGAACTCATGCATTTTCTCGAATATCTCTTTCCTCACTATCTCCAATATTTCATCTCTTTTCATAATCCTCTAAATAATCACCCAACATATTTATAAGCTCTCCTACCGTCAATTTGTGATAAGGCTTGACGCCAAGTGCCTCATCGGGGATACAATTACCCGTTTTCTTTTCTACTTCCATTATGACTTCTGCAAAATCAAAGGAATCCATAGCCATGTCCATATCCAGCTCATCCTCGTTCATTATCTGAGCGGCATGATCAAGGCCATTAAATTCACCCATCTTCTCGAATATTGTTTCCTTGACTACTTTTTCAACTTCTTTTCTTTCCATACTAAATCGACATTTTCAATCTTCTACCTAATTCTTTTTTTATATCTGATATCCTTTCGATATCCATCTTAACATCGCCCGTAATGGAGTATTCCTTATCCATCCTCTTGGGGGGATCCGGAAGCCGGCTTATGGCGAACAACCATGCCAGTTCCTTGTTCTTGTTCTCCCTAAGATATAGATCGGATGTCATGCCATACATTTTTATGATCGTATCGAATAACGTTGATTCCGATAAGCTCATATGTACGCTATAGACATTTGATGGCTTCCATATAAGGTTATCCAACCTCATCGTATACTCACGTTTAAGATCTATGTGGGATATTACGGCTCTTACTATAGGTTCTTCCTTGAAGTTAGTATTAGCCACGAACCATACGAGCCGTTTCTCTACCTCCTTGATAGCTCCTGTATCCTTACCCATATCGTTATATACCCCAACGATACGGTCCCGGATCCCCTCGACCTCCGGTGTCAGACCGG